AAGCACGAGGTGACGCTAGAAGAGCTGTTAATTTGGTCGGCTTATTTCGACTTGTTAAACGAAGAGCAAGAAGCGGCAATGAAGAAAGCGAAGCGTGGGCGCTAAACTCACGGCAATGGGTAAGTAGGCATGGCCGTTGTCTCTCGTGTAGAAATTGCTCTTGATTCGACGAGAGCTGCTGCAAACGCCAAGAAGTTTGGGCGTTCAATGGATGGCGTCGCTAACGCCACTCGTGATGTAAACGGACGGTTGCGAGATGCAAAAGGAAGATTTTTAGGCGCTGGTAATGCAGCAAACAAAGCCTCTGGAGGAATTGGGAAACTAGCCGGTAGCCTTGTCAAAGCGTCCGCGGCGTATTTAACGGTTTCTCAAGCCATACAGGCTACAAATAGAGCTGTAAACGAATCTGTTAGCAGAGCGTCATCTGTCCGCTCTTTAGAGCTTTTATCTAGTCAATATGGTGAAACTTCGCAATTGCAAGAAGCTGCTACAAAGTCAGCGCAAAAATTTGGTTTAAGCCTCACGCAAGTTAATAAAGATTTGGCGTCAACTTATGCACGGCTTCGCCCTGTTGGTGTTGGCTTGGAGGATATTGAGTCAGTCTTCAATGGTTTCAATACTGCGGCTCGTCTGTCGGGTGCTAGCGCATCAGAATCGGCTGGAGCGTTTAGGCAATTAGCTCAAGCACTAGGTTCTGGTGTATTGCGAGGGGACGAATTTAATAGCATTGCTGAACAGGCTCCAGGGCTGTTAATTGCTATTTCTAAAGAGACAGGGCAGGCCGTTGGGGCTTTAAGGAATTATGCTGCTGACGGCAAAATTACTGCTGACATTGTAGTCAAAGCACTTAAAAGAATTGAGACAGAAGGCGCAGAATCTTTAGCAAAGGCTTTAGACACGCCTGCTCAAAAGCTTGTTAATCTTCAAAATGCAACCGAGAATTTGAACGTTGCTTTTGGTGATTTAATACTGCCTGCAGTCATTGGCCTTGTTGAAAGGCTTGCGATTGCAACAGAAGGATTGACAGATGATGTAGAAAAGACTCAGCAAGCATTCAAACTTTTAAACGCTCAATTACAAATATTCAAGCCTCTTATAGAACCGCTTGAAGAAACAATAAAAAGCTTGGGGATTGAATTTGACGAGTTTTTCTTAAATATTGCTGAAGGGGTGCCGGTTGCTGGCACCTTGATTAAACAGCTTAGGTTATTGATAAAACTAAGAGATTTAGCTGCTGGGGCGCAAGACGTTATAGAAAGGCAAGGCACTGACCTGAGGCCAGAGCAAGGAGCTGCTATAGATTTTGACAAAATCAACGCATTTAGAGAACAACTAAAAGCAGAAGACCTGCTTGAAAACGCTCAAAAATCAGGAAGCGGGACACAAGATAAAGCCGCGGAGAGTGCTGCAAGAATTGCTAAAGCATCTGCTGATCGCGTTCAATCGCTTGAGAACCAGACGTTATTAGCCTCTGCCTTGACGCAAGAAGAGCTTCGACAATTTCAAAATCAAATTGAAATTAAAAAGCTTTTAGAGAACAAACAAGGATTAACAAAGGTTCAGCTTAATGCGGAATTGGAAGCGCTTACCAACTTGCAGGCTCAAGTCAAAGCAACTCAGCAAATAAAAGAGGAAAATGCGGTGCGTCTTCAGCAAGCAGAGGATTTAAAAGAAAAAGAAAAGGCACTTGCAGAGGCACAAGCCGCAGCTGCTGAAAAACTCCAAGGTATATATGACCAAATTGGGCAAAGTATTGCTAGTGGCGTTGTTGATACATTGAGCGCAGCAGTTGATCAAACCAAATCGCTTGCCGACGCTGCAGCAAACACACTTCGCAATGTTGCAAGCATTCTTTTAAAGCTTGGCGTCAACACTGCTCTTCAAAGCACTGGCCTTGGCATATTTAGCGGTCTTGCAGGCTTTGCGAATGGAGGCCGCCCGCCAGTTGGTAAGCCTTCAATCGTGGGGGAGCGCGGCCCTGAGCTATTCGTTCCAAACACTTCTGGCACAATCGTTCCAAATGGAAAATTCGGTGGCGGAGGTGGAGCGACAAACGTTGTCGTTAACGTTGACGCCAAAGGCAGTTCCGCTTCAGGCGACAGTGGTGCCGGTAAACAGCTTGGAGGGTTGATTGGAGCGGCTGTGCAGGCAGAATTGATCAAGCAACAACGACCTGGAGGCTTATTGTCCCGCTAATGAGTACTTTCCCCGCTTTTGACCCTGCACCAGGGATGACCAAACAAAGCGCACCACAAGTGCGTTCAATTGCTTTTGGCAGTGGTTATAGCCAGCGAGCAACGTTTGGCATCAACCAAGATCCCAAGATCTATAACCTGACTTTTCGGGTGTCTGAGACGGAAGCTGACACCATTGAAACATTCCTAGATGCTCGCGGTGGGGTCCAAAGCTTTGACTACACACCACCAGGAGAAGCAGCCAGCAGCAAGTTTCTTTGCCAACAATGGACAAAGACAATTTCTTTTGTTGATCGAGCTGAGATTAACGCTACTTTCGTTCAAGTATTTGAGGTCTAATGGCTTATCCCTACGCCTTACATAAGTGGATAGACAACACGGCGTTTGCGGTTGGCGACGTTGTTCGAGCTAATCCTGCAAAAGACAACACGCTTGCTTTTAAGTGCGTTAAAGCTGGAACGACAGACACTCTTGACACTTACGCCGAATTTCCTAACCAAGAGCCGTCGTTTCCGTTCAAGATTACGCAAGAACTGATTGATGGGACATGCACTTGGGAAGCATTTGAACCGTTAGCTGAAGAGCTGCTTCGCCTTGCGCCAACAGCGGTTATTGATTTGTTTGAGGTTTATCTTACGCCAGCAATCAATGATGGGCCTGAAATTGTTTTGCGTTATCACGCAGGAAAGAACGGCTTAACAGAAGATATTAAATTTGGCATTGAAACATACCCAGCCGTGCCAGTTGAGGTTGATGGGTTTGAGTTTTCAGCAAGGGGAACTTTACCTAGACCAACACTAAAAGTTGCAAACGTAAACAACGCGATTACGCTTTTGATGCTGACGTACAATCCGTTAGGCGCAAAGGTTCAAAGAATTCGTACATTTGCCAAATTTATTGATACAACTAACTTTGATCAACAGGTGCCTTTTGCGTCTGAATCAGATGTTGCTGATGCGCTGACAACAGAAGGCGGTGATTCGTTAATCATGCAAACTTTTAACGACACGTCGGACGCTAACGCAAAGATTGTAGAGACTTGGTACATCGATCGAGTGTCTGGAGAGAACCAACAATTTGTTGAGTTTGAACTTGCGCCAAAGATTGATTTAATTAACGTAAGCCTCCCGCGTAGGACGATTGAAGAATTCTGTCCTTGGAAGTACAAGGGTAAAGAATGTGGTTACGTTGGAGATAATTGTTTTACCGTAAACGATGCCTTCATCCCAAACGATCAAAAAATTATTGAAAACGGAGAAGTGACCAACGATATATGTGGAAAGCGCTTATCAAGTTGCCAAAAAAGATTTGGCATTGAAAATGATTTGCCCTATGGCGGTTTCTATGGAGCAAGACTTCAGGCTTAACGCGGAAAAACACGCCAAGACTGTTTGCCCTAACGAAGCGTGTGGTCTGGTTGTAAATGGGCGGTACTTTCCTTGCAAAAATATTGCGTTAGATCCGGCTACAGATTTTGCAATTAATCCTGCTGACTATGCCCGTGCCATGTTTGCTGGCACGATTGAGGCCGTGGTGCATTCGCACCCACAAGGAACACCAGTCAGTGAGCATGATCGAAAAGCTTGCACGCAAACCAAGATCCCTTGGTACGTTTATTCCGTGCCAGACAATCAATGGTTAATTATCAAGCCTTGCTAGGCCAACAGTGGGATTACGGCAAAACTGATTGCTACTCCCTGCTTCGAGAGTATTACGAGTTACTCGGGATTGATCTGCCGGATTTTCCGCGTCCTGAGTCGTTGGAGCGTACAGAAAGCATATTTTTCAAGCACGCAAAAGCTATTGGCTTTAAGCCGGTGCTTTTTGAAGACCGTCGCAACCATGACGTTTTAATCATGCGGCTTGGCACAAGAAATCCAATGCACGCGGCAATCTACGTCGGAGGAGATAAGATCTTGCACCAGCGAATGAACAGCCTGAGTGCTTTAGAGCCTTTAAGCCGTTACTATAGGCAAAGCGTTGCGGCAGTTTTTCGCCATGCAGCTAGTTCTGTTGGCGGGTGAGCTGGGCGAGAAGTACGGCCAGGAGCACGAGTATTACAACCTTCAGACGCCTGCTGATGCAATCAAGTTGCTTTGCATCAACTATCCAGCGTTAAAGGCTGAGCTATTTCAAGCGCACAAAAACGGCGTTGGATACAGAGTGATCCAGGGTGGTGCGGCGATGGGATATGACGAGCTGCAATTGCCGTTTGGCAGCAAGCCATTGCTTGTAGTGCCTGTCATTACAGGTTCTGGTGGCGGGTCTACGACGCAGATTTTGCTTGGTGTTGGTCTGGTTGCGGCTTCGTTCTTGCTGCCAGGCGCTGGAATATTTGGAACTACAGGCTTAATTACTGGCGCTACGACTGGTACGTTCTCAGGGCTAGCGGCAACTGCGGGCCTTGCTGGAACGCTTACGACTGTTGGCACAGCACTAAGTGCAGTCGGTGCCAGCATGATTCTTTCTGGAACGGCAAACCTCCTTTCGCCCCAGCCAGAATTGCCAAAGGCGAATCGAATTAGAGGTGAAGGTTCAAATGTTCGTGGTCCTGGCCCTGATGGCATTACAAGAGGCGCATCCGGCAAGCAGTCTTATGCCTTTACCGGACCTGCTAATACGGTTGGAACGGGCACCACACTGCCTGTTATCTATGGGCGCGTAATAGCTGGCAGTCATTTGGTTGCAGCAAACTTAGATGTAACTGACAATTCTGACCCGCTGCAGATAGCAACGCAGACTCCAGGTATTGAAACAATTAAAATTAATGGCGAAACTTTGACTACAAGGCTAAAAGACTGTGGAGGGATAGAAAGCAGAAGAGGCACAACTTTGAACGAACTTATCGTTAACAGTAGCGATACAAATCGCAGCACAAAAGTTGCTATTAATAAGATATTTGGCCCTCCTAGCACTAATTCTAACCAAACTCAAAGACTAAAAGATGGAGCCGAGTACAGAAGCAACGCCAATAACGGAGGATGGGCTGCTCTTAAATATAAAGAGGACAGAGCAAAACGCAAAAAAATTGATGTTATCTTTAAGATCGCAAAAGGCTTGCACGATTTTGTTTCAGAAGAAGGAAGCACTAAGATTGATGGTTTTATTACTTACGAAATAACGCTGACGATTACTACAGGAGGGGCAGATATTCCTGTAGCATCAGCCCGCATAACAGTACAGGGCTTGACAAATGCAAATCAAAACGTTGTGTTTGGCCATCGGCTTGAAATGCCAAGAGTTCAAGATCGTAACAACGACGATTTAGCTATAAAAGTGGAAATTATTGAAGTTGGCCTTATTCCTACGGCTACATTTCAATTGCAAAGCTACGGCTACGACTTACTTGCACCCAGCACCTAATGGCTCTCAACTCTAAGACCAATCTTCAGATTATTGACGCAATTTGCGAAGGGCCTATCGACGGTTTCTCGAAGGAAGACAAAAGCATTTTTCTAAACGAAACTCTTGTAACACGTCAGCAATTAAGAGAAAAAAAAGACAATCCACCTTCTGTAAGTTATTCCTTAAAAAGAGGCACAGGCCGTCAAAGCAGCTTTAAAGAAACTTATCTTTTAAGCGATGTTACGACAACCATAGAGCCAGTTAACGAGCAGGTTGGTGCAAACTATACAGAGCCAAAAATTAGTGACACCAACTTAGTCATCAAACGAGACTACGGCGAGGGAAGTGTTGTCAAAACCATAGCTGATACTGAGGTTGATTTTGTTCAACTTGTTTTTACCGTACCAAAGCTATTTTGTGTGGCAGCAGAGGGCTTGGCACGAGGCCAGTTATTCTTTGCTCAAATCAAGCTAGATGTTGCAATACAAAGCGCACAGGGCGGTTATGTCTCTAAAAAAATCTGCATAGAAGGACAAAACAAGAACAACGTAATTAAAGGAATTGCTACTTCTGAATACCAATTTAAAACGGCTCCAATCAATTTGGCAGACGAAGATGGCATAAAGCGCCCTCCTTATAACATTAGGGTTAAAAAGCTAACTTTTGGCCCCGATAAACCTCGGAAAGAAAATGAGCCTATTGCTGAGGACGCTTTTGAAGTGTCTTTTAGAGACTTTGAAGACTTGCCTCGAAATACGCCAATTGCAAACAAACGGGCAGATACTCTCATTTGGAGCAGCATCATTGTCGGCAAGCGTACCAA